ACGCGCCCCATGTGCCCGCCTCCCGGTCGCCCAGCGGGGCTGCGGGGGAGCCCGTGTGCGCCGCCTCGGGTATCCCGGCCCGGATTCTGTTCGGCGATGCGACCTCCGGCGGCCTGAGCGCCAACAGCGGCGAAAGCCATAACTGGCGCGCCCAGGTGCGTCAGTATCAGGAAACCCAAGCGGCAGCCGTGTTGGAGTTCCTGTCTGGCGAGCCTGCCGAGTTTGAGGACCTGAGCCGCGAGAGTCAGCATGAGCGGGCTCAGCGCTTGGAGCGGATCGCTTCGGCACTGGATCGGCTGCTGTCACACGGCGTGCTGGACAACGAACAGGCCCGCAACCTGTTGACGGAGGAAGGCTTCAATGTCTCGGCGTGAACAGGGGAAGAAGTACACCGAGTGGCCCAGCGCCGTCGACTACACCAAGGCCTTGAAGAAGACCGTCAAGGCCGAGTGGCCGTTCATCGACCTGGAGGAGGTAGACAGCGTTCGCGGGAAGCTGGAGTGGTTCCACATCTACCTGTCCAGGTTCAATGACCGGCAGTTTCGGATGCTGGTCAAATCCCGCGCAGGCGTGGAGCTGCCGCCCTCGATGGACTTCAAGGGGCTGGACGGCAATCAGCGCGTGCGGGTGGAGCGGTGGCTGCAGGCCGAGCGTGACCGCTGGATTGCGGAGCAGGTGCGACTCATCGGCTCCCTGACCGACCGCCACGCCGAGCGCGCCACCCAGATCCTCGCTCAGTACGCCGGCCAGCCTGACGCCATCAAGGAAGGGCTGATTCGTGTGCTTGGCATGGCCCATAATCGCGCCGAGCTGATCGCTGAGGATCAGTTCAACAAGGGCACGGAGGTGCTGAACCGCGCCCGTTACCAAGCCATTGGCTCCATCACCTACCGCTGGGTCACGAAGCACGATAATCGTGTCCGTCCATCACACGTCGCCCGTGACGGGCAGATCTTCAGTTACAATGGAGCAACAAACCCTGGCTGGGAGATCCGTTGCCGCTGCCACGCTGAGCCGATCTTTCCGCGCAATCTGGATCCCGTGGAGGTTGAATGAAGATCGGCAAGACACCGGAGGGCTACATCATCGATACGCCCATCATTGCCCGTACCGGTATCCAGTGGTACCGACGCGACGGCAAGGACGTGGCGGAGTACCGCCCCGCATCCGAGGTGTTCGCCCCGCAGTCCCTGGCCTCGTTCGTCGGGCGTCCACTGACCATCGATCACCCGTCGTTCATGGTCCGGTCCGATAACGTGCGCAACGTCGTGGTCGGCGCGATCCTGGGCGAACCTTGGCGCGACGGGCAGAACCTCCGGGCCCGCGTCGTGGTTCATGACAAGCGGGCGGTGGACCTGATCGAGCGTGGATTGAAAGCTGAGCTTTCGGTGGGGTATACTGTCGAAACTGAGCGGGTTGCCGGTATCACGCCTGAAGGCGCCCACTACGACGCCGTTCAGCGCAACATCCGCTGCAACCATCTGTCAATTGTTACCCGTGGCCGGGCCGGTAACGCCCGGTTTTCCAAGGAGTTTCCGCGAATGGATGAACAGAAACCGGTCGAGGCCCCGACCGTCGATCAGCTGCAGGCTCGCTGCGATGCACTGCAGGCTGAAGTTGAACGCCTGCAAGCCGAGCCTAAAGCCGTTGAGTTGACTGGCGAGAAGCTGGCAGCACTGCGCGCCGAGATCGAAGCTGCTGTGCGTGCTGATGTGGCCGAGGAGTACGCCGCCGCTGACGTGGCAAAGCAGTTTGGCGTCAAGCCCGAGGGTTCTGCTATCGCCACGATGAAAGCCGTGCTGGCGCACGCTCAGCCCAGTGTTAAACTGGATGGCAAGTCGGACGAGTACATCCGTGCTGCGTTCGATGTTGTCCGAACCGTGCGCGCCGAGCCGGCGAAGGCTGAGGTCAAGCCCGTGCAAACCGCGACCACCGCATTCTCTTTCCTGAAGGTCTGAATGATGTACAACATCCCCAAATCCAGCCCGGGCATGATCCAACACGGATACTCGCCCACCGCCATCGAGACATTCCCCGCTGGCGCTGAAATCCCGTTTGGCGCCGCCGTGATGCTGGACGCCAATGGCACCGTGGTTGAAGCCACGAACGGCAACCTGATTGGCTTCGCCATTGCCAGTCACGCGTGTGTCGGCCAAGGCAAGTACCTGAAAGGCCAGCCCGTCGGTGTGCTGACGCAAGGCACGATCACGGTCAAGGCCTCCGGCAAGGTTGACGCCAATGCTCGCCTGAACTACCACGGCTCGCAGAAAACCGTGATGGCGAAGGCCACTGGCGGCAATGATCCCGCCTTCCTGAATCTGGTTGCCAAGACCGCGACCGCTGCCGGCGGCGTGGTTGACGTGCAGGTTCTGACTGTCAAGTGATGTTCACGGGGCGCTATAATGCGCCCCGCCCCCCTCTTCTCTGTGAGAAAGCAATGTCCGAACTGATCAAATCCATTCTGAACCTGGATGACGCTGGAAGCGCCCTGGTGTCGAGCAAGCTGCAGGCTGTCTACGGCGGTCTGCTGCAGCAACTGGCCGTCCAACCTGAAGCCGTCCGCCTGTTCCCCGTGCTGGGTGAGGGCATGGGCGCGCACACGTCGGTTGAGTCGAGCGAGTACGACTCCTACGGTCGTGCCCAGATCGTGCACAACAAGGCAACCGACATCCCGGCTGCTGACATTGGCAGAATCAACCGCAACGCCAACCTGTTCCAGATCGCCAACTACATCTGCTTCAGCACGATGGAGCTGGAAGTCGCCGCTCGCACCGGCTCGCCGCTGGATGCTGGCAAGCACCAAGCCGCGATGATCGCCCAAGCCGCCGAGATCGACCGAATCTTCTGGCAGGGCGATGCGAGCTACGGTATTACTGGCTTCAATGGCTTCAACTTCGCCCAGGCCGAAGTGAAGAATGACGGCACCGGCAACAGCAAGCTGTGGGAGGCCAAAGGCGCCGCCGAGATTGCCCGCGACATGCGCGCTGTCGTTCGCTCGGTTTCCACTCGCACTGATGGCCTGGTGCGCGCCGACACGCTGTATCTGTCCCCCGATGCACTGGAGATCGCGGCCACGAAGAACATCAACGGCACGACCGCACTGGAACTCTTCCAGAAGACGATGCCCGGCGTGACCGTGACCGAGTCCGTGGCGATGAAGACGCTTGGTGGCAAGGACATCCTGGCACTGTACAAGTCGGCTGCCGTGGGTGGTATCTGGCTGCCGATGTTCGGCTACCGTCACCCCGAGCAGCGTGAAGGTCTGGGCATCAAGACGATCTTCGAGAGCCGCACCGCTGGCCTGGTGGTTGGCAACTCGAAGGCCATCGTGACCGCCACCGGCATCGTGTAAACTACACGGTGACCCCGAAAGCCCTGCTTCGGCGGGGCTTTCTTTTTGGAGAACTGGAATGCCCAAGCTGTATCGCAATACCCACGATTTCGCCATCGTCATCGGCTCCTTCTACGTTCGCCCCGGTGACACGATCGAGCTGGTAGGCTACAACGGCTCGATGCTGGAGCCTGTTGCCGCCGAAGAACCGGCCGCGGAACCTACTCCCGCGGAAGCCGAGCCCCCCGTGACCGAAGGGAAGCCGAAGCGCGCCAGCAAGACCGCTGCCGAACCCGAGGCCGAGTGATGACTGAACAGGAGGTTCTTGACCAGATCGCCGGACTTGGTGAACAGACGGCTGGCATGACCCTGTTCGTCAAGCTGGCCATGATGTGGGGCAAGCTGGCGAAGCTGCCGCCCGAAAAGGTGGCATTCGCGGCAGCGCTCTATGCCTTGCACCTGAAGGCCACACGGTCACAGTCGGCCCAGGTGCTGATCGAGCGTGAGGGCGATCTGTCCCGGACCTACGCCAACACACAGGGGTCGGACCCGCTGGGCTGGAGCTTCTGGGGTCGGATGCTGAAAGACCTGCTGGAAGCCGAGGGGCTGACCACGGAGTACCACACCCCGGGGTTCCTTGTGAGCCCGTACCAAGAGGACGTCGACTGTGGCTGTAATCGATAAGCGCGCCACCTGGGACAAGATCAAGGCATCCATCCTCCGGATGCCTACGGTTGATGTCGGCGTGCTTGATCCGGATGTGGCCATCTACGCCGCCGTGCATGAGTACGGCAGCAGCGACGGCCACACGCCCGCCCGCCGGTGGCTGACCAAGGGTATCGAGGATAACGGAATGGCCGTGCAGGCCGCGATGGCGGCCACAGCAACGGCGATCCTGGATCAGCGCGTCACCAAGGCCAAGGCCGTCGATAACCTGGGGGCTGATGTGGCCGACATCGTGCGGGCACACGTCAATAGCGCCAACTTCCCGCCGCCGCTGGAGACTGAAACCGTGCGCCGCAAGGGGCACGCCAAGGCAATGGTCGACAGCGGCAAGATGATGAACGCAATCACGCACAGGGTGAATCAGAAATGAGTCAGTTTCGCAAGCCTGTCATGTTCTCGTGGAATCAGCCCGGCCGCTACGAACGCGGCCAGTGGCACCCCGGTGCTCGCATCGAGCGCGAGATTGAGGCCTCGGTGCAGCCGATGTCCATGCAGGACATCACTGACATGCCTGAAGGCGAGCGGCACGGCCAGATGGTCAAGGTCTACTTCGACGATGACGCCGTGCCGATTCACCAATTCTCACAGGACCGCATCGAACTGACCCACGGCGGCTTCCAGTGGGTCGTGATCAGCGACGAATGGCACGCTAGCGACGTGATCAACCATCGGAAGGTTGTGGCCCGGCGCGTCGTGACGGAGACCCGCGAATGACCCGCGATGAGCTGTACGACTACCTGAAGGCCGCCGGTGCCCCGGAGGTCGTGTGGGCTTACCAAAATGCGCCGCGCCCAAAGCCCCCTTACGTGCTGGTCGAGGAGACCGGTGTGGGCGTCACGCGGGAGGAGTACTGCAGCCAGGAGGCCCGGCGCTGGGCTGAGTACGCTGTCACGTGCCGCATCCAGTACCACGGCCCGGGCGCCTTGCTGGCGCTGTCGCTGATCCGGTCTAAAGCGCCGCGGCTTCGCTGGAGCGGCGACGTGCAGCGGATCCCGGCCAGCCTCGAGGACGTCCGCTGGGAGGATCGAGCCACGTGTGACGCGGCTTTCCACCTGCTGCAGCCGCTGAACGAGCCGGGCGGCGATGGTATCATTGACGCTGTTTCCACGACGCCGACGATTGACGAGCGTGCGTGGCCCGCATTCATCTCACGGAGGCCTTGATGGCAAATCTGGACGATATCGTCTCGGTGGATATCCACCTCAACACGACCGGCATCGGCCGTGCGAACTTCGGGACCATCATGGTCTTCTCACGCAACACGGACTATGTGTCCGGCAAAGCGCCGACGCCCAACAGCGTGTCCACTTACAACCGCCTGTCGGATGTGTCCGGCATTGTGGCCGCCGGCACGCCCACTCACAAGGTGCTGTCGGCAATCTTCGGCCAGTCGCCGCGCCCGCGCCAGGTGAAGGTCTTCATGGCAGCAGTTGCCGCCGGCACGCCGTGGGGCGCTGACCACCTGGCCGCAGCCATTCGCGCTGACAACGACTGGTACGCAGCCGTGATTGCCGGCGAAGGCCCGGACTTCCTTCCGTTTGCCAAGGCGCTGGAGGCTGAACGCCGACTCTTCGTGACCGATCAGGTTGAGCCGAAGACGATGAAGGCGCAAAACCTGTACCGCACAGCCGTGATTGTCGGGGGCGAAGACGGCGGCGTGACCGCTGGCGCTTGGGCGGCCAAGTGCCTTGGCTATGCCGCCGGCTCCGAAACCTGGGCGCTGAAGCAGCTTGCTGGTATCCCCGCCGCCTCGCTGACTCCGCAGAGGGAACAGGAAATCCTGAACGATAACGGCACGATCTTCAGTCGCATGAGCGTCAACCTGAACCTGACCCGTGGCGGCAAGGTCGCTGGCGGCGAGTGGGTTGACGTGATCCGCTTCCGTGACTGGCTGCAGGACGTGATGCAGGGCAACCTGGTGGCCACGTTGATCAACCGTCCTAAGCTGCCGTACACGGACGAGGGCCTGGCTGTCATCGAGTCCTCGATGATCAAGAGCCTGGAAGAAGGTGTGAAGGCCGGCGGTGTGGTCGACTGGCGCGACAACGGCGAGGGTCAGCTGGTTCGCGGGTACACCGTGACCGTCCCGCAGGCCAAGGACGTGCCGTTCAACATCAAGGCCTCTCGCGTCGCTCACGTGTCATTCTCGGCCTACCTGACTGGTGCGATCCACGCGATCGAAGTGACCGGCTCATTCACCTACGACGGCGCAATCTGACGTAACAGCCCCGGATTCGCCCGGGGCAAATTGAGAGAATTGGAAAATGGCAATCACCCAAGCATTCAACCCCGCCGATACCGTCGTGACCATCGGCCACGTGACCGTCAGCAACCTGTCGGAAGACGACGCCGTCGTGATCGAGCGCCGCTCAGACGGCATGCAGTTCGCGGTAGGTCTGGACGGGAAAGTGGCCCCCACGCTGTCGGCCGATCAGACCGCCACGATCAAGATCAGCGTGCTGGCCACGTCCGACACGCACAAGGCGCTGCAGGCCCTGACTGGCTACGGCACCCCGGCACTGTCCACGGCTTCGATCCCCATCACCGTGATCGACAAGGGATCGGGCACGCGGCTGGCGCTGGCCCCGGTCTGCTACCTGTCGAAAGGCCCGGGCCTGAACATCAGCAAGTCCCTGGGATCTCGTACCTGGGAGTTTCTTGCCGAGAGCGTCATCACGTCGTTCTGATCTGCTATAATCGGTGGCAACACGGCCCGCCTCGCTGATTCGTCGGCGCTGGCGGGTTTTTTTTGAGGACATACAATGCAGATCGAGACCACCATCAACGGCCGCGCGTACCGCTACATGCGACTGAACGCCTTCGACGCCCACAAGCTTGTGCTTCAGCTGGTGAAGACCATTGGCCCGGCCCTGGGTTCCGTGTCGATGGAATCGGATGTAACCGCCCTCATCGGAAAGCTGGCTGAGATTGGCGACCCCGTGCAGGACATCGCTATCCCGATGTGGCAGAAGGCTGCCATGACGTGTGACGGCAAGCCGCTGCGGTCCGAGGCCGATGTGAACGCCCTGTTCACGGCCGAGGATATCGGCGACCTGTACGAGCTGGCCGTGGTCAGTATCAAGGAGCAGGTTGGCCCGGCTTTCACGAAGGCGCTCACCCGGTTTGGCGCCCATTCGTGAGAGGGCATGAGGATGAGGCGCTGCCCGGGAGACTCCGGGCCGATGTCGAAGATCAGTTCGTCATCTGGCGCCCAATCCTTGAGGGCATGGTCTCGCTGGAGGCCGTGGAAACCGGGGCCGTCTCGCTTGAGCGGCTGATGCAACTGAATGGCCTGCTGGACATGCGGGCAGCAATCCAACGGGAAGCAAGCAATGATCGTTCGTGAACTCGTGACCCGGCTAGGGTTCCAGACCGACACTCACGGCCTGCAGAAGTACGAAGGAGCCGTGGATCAGGCCAAGCGAACCACGGAGAAAGCCGCCTCGGCCATGAAGGCGGCGTTCGCGCTTGTGGGCGTGGCTGGTCTGGCCGCGTTCGGCCGCAAGCTGGCCGAGGTAGGCGACCGCATCAACACGATGCGTGATCGCCTCAAGTCCCTGTCACAGGGCGGGGATTTCGATCAGCTGGCCGACCGCGCCCGCTCTCTGGGGGCCGGGATGGATTCGTACATCGATGGCTACATCATGCTGGCCAACGCCACCGACGGTGTGCTGGCCAATCAGTCCGAGGTGACCGAGATCCTGGACACGCTGAATGCCGGCCTGAAGGCATCCGGGGCTGACGCAGGCACGGTCGCCGGCGTGATGCGCCAGTTCGGTCAGGCGCTGGGCTCTGGCGCGCTGCGTGGCGACGAGCTCAACTCAATGAACGAAGGCGCCGGCGTCCTGATGCGTGAGCTGGCACGGGCCATTCTCGGGCCGCAAGGCACCGTGGGGGCGCTCAAGAAGATGGCCGAGCAGGGCAAGCTGACCACGGAGGTCGTGCTAGCCGGCATGCGGAAGATCGGCCCGGGGCTCCGTGCACAGACGGAGGGCATGGGCCGGACGGTCGGCCAGGCCACTCAGGGGCTGCGTGACACCATTGACCGTGTGATCGCCAGATTCGATGCGGCTACGGGGTTCACCAAGCGGCTGGCCGACGGACTGGACTGGATGTCCGGGGCGATTGAGCGCGGCATTCAGTTCCTTGGTGGGATGGATACCATCGTCAACACGCTGGGCATCACGCTGGGCGTCATCGCAGCCACTCATCTGCCCGCCATGGTTGCCGGCCTGACTGCTGCCGCGCGGGCCGCCTGGGCCTTCGTAGCGCCGTTCGCTCCGGCTATCGCCGCTGCCACGGCCGTGTTTCTGGTGGTGCAGGACCTGTACGCTTGGATTAACGGGCAGGAATCTCTTGCTGGCCAGTTGTTCGGCCCGTTCGAGGACGTGGCCAAAGCCGTGAAGACCCAGATCGCCAGCATCCGCCAGTGGGTGTCCGACCTGCTGACCACGGTCGACAATCTGTGGAAGAAGGTCAGCAGCATCGATGGCATCACGGGATTGGCCAAGGATGCCGCCTCGGCTGTGGGCAACGGGGCGGCTTCGTTGGCATCGTCAGCTGGGGCGTTTGTGTCTGATGCAGCGTCGTCAGCCTGGGGTTCCATCAAGGAGACCTTCGGCTTCCGCCAGAACGTGACGGCCACTACGACGATCAACGTTCAGGGCAAGGCTGATCAGGCTACAATCAACGAGATCGGCCGCGTAACCGAACGATCGGTCCGCGGGGCCGCCTCTGAGGCTGCGAAGCGATGAACTACGTGATTGATGGGCGGTCGGGCATCCTGAAGAGTTGGGGCGCCCTGAATGCAGACATCCAGTTGACGGCCGTGACCTCATTCGAGGTCAAGGACCAGCGCAAGCTTTCCACCTACGCCGGGGCGTGGGGCGGCTTCGACGTGATGACTGGCATCGGTCCGACCGAGCGCGTGCTGACGGTCAAGGGGCGGGTCAGTAACAACCTGGCTACACGCGACGCCACGGCACAGGTGCGCGCCACGCTGGATCGCCTGATGGCATCACAGGAGCCGGTCGCCTACGTGAGCCCCGTGGCCAGCATTCCGCGCGGCGTGCTGACGGGCTTGACGATCACGCAGGTCGGAGTGACAGCCATTGATGTCGAGATGACGATTCGGGCTGTGCGCACCGTGGAAGCGGAGTCCGTTGCTGGAGAGAAGGCACCGCCTCGGGCGAAGAAGGGTGCTGGCAAGGATGTTGCGGCGCCGACGAGCAAGGCCTCTGCCTCGGGCAGCAAAGGCCGCC